AAGATCGATGATCTGATGCATCCTCAGTTTCCCGGAGATCAGGCCGTGAATCCCTTCGACTTCTGGGGTGGTGCAAACTTCAAGTTGAAGATCCGTCAGGTCGAAGGCTATCGCAATTACGATAAGTCTGAGTTCGAAGGTCCGACTCCTCTATATGCTGGAGATGACAAGCAACTGGAAGCGCTGTACAAGCAGCTCCAGCCCCTCAAGGACATCATTGATCCTAAAAACTATAAGACCTATAACGAGCTTAAGAAGAAGCTGATAGACGTCTTGGGTGACGCAGCGATCGATGGTCCGGCTACGGCTGAAGACGTCGAAGAGCAACCCACTCCGGCACCTCGTCGTTCCGCTCCGGCTCCTGAGCCTGGTCCGACAGCGGCTTCGGAAGAAGAGATCGTTGATGGATTGTCTGGAACGACTGAAGACGAAGATGGCGGCAAGGGTATGTCGTACTTCGCCAAGTTGGCCAACTCGTAAGTTTACAGCCTTGGGAATCAAGCCTCGGACTTAAGTCCGAGGCTTTTTTGTTGCTTACATAGCAGGAGCAAGGACTAATGCCGTCGAGCGATCTGGCATGAAGGAGTTGTTGACGACCACAGAAGAAACTTTATTCGAGATGGCTTTTGCTCCAGTCTTGATCACGGCACCAACTCCACCAGCACCGGCGACTCCACGTTGAGAAGCGAGATCGGCTCCTTGTGCACCTCCTGCACTTAAATCAACTCCAGATGATGAAGGCATGCCGCCCATAGCCCTATTGATTCGTTCGAGGGCCGTTGCCGTCTTATCGAGCTTATCAGATGCTTCAGCGAGCTTTAAGATCTGATCGATGGGGCTCGAACCGGTTATCTTGCCGAGTACTCCTCCAATTGCAGAGCCGATACCAGATGCGGCCGCGGCAACACCAAAGGCGACTAGAGCGGCTGAGATGGCCGTAATACCAGCCGCGGCTTTAAACAGTGCTGGTGCATTATCGGCTAATTCTACAAGCTTACCGATTCCTTCAAAGGCGCTCTTCAAGAGACGGTCGAAGCCAAAAGCGAGCATCAATACGCCAGCACCAGCGAGGGCACATGCCGCACCGAATTCAAGTAGAACGAAGCCGAAGGAAGCGAGCGCGGCCATACCAATCCAAAAGATAGGATTCGTGGCAGCCGCTCCGAGCTCCGTGACGGCCATACCCAAGCCTCGAGCAAACGTCTTGAGCATCTTGACGGTAGCATTGAGTGGGCCCGCCATGGCAGAAAATGACTTGAGCATTCCTCCAAAGAGCTTCATGATGCCGAGACCAAAGAGTACCTTGCCCCAGGAGATCTGACCAAACTCTGAAAGAGCCGAGACAAACATGCTAAATGACTCGATCGTCGCTTTCGACTTCTTCGAGCCGATGGCCTGACCCAGAGCGTCGACGGCTTTACCGAATCCTCCAAAGAGACCGGACATCATTCTCAAGGCAATCAATCCGTAGAATACATCTTTCCATTTGATCTCCGAGAAGTTCTTCAGAGCCGTTATCAGAGTATTCAGAGCTTGAAATGATTCTTTATGCTTACCTAATCCTTCAACGGCTTGTCCAGCCGCGGCGAATCCACTTGCCGCCATGCGAATTAGTTTAGGTAGCACGGACATCATGAGCATGCCTTTTGTTACATTTGCCCAATCGATGTTGGCAAAAGAACTTAAAGCCTCGGATAATGTGCTAAACGATCTAAAGTCTTCTTCAGATTTTTTTAAACCTTTAACTGAAGCGGCAAATTCTTTGATGCCTTTTGCCGCATCCTTAAATGATTTGCTCAGTGATGCCAATTGCTTAAAGCCGTCGGTTACTACTTCCCACTTAACATTGGCAAAAGAACTTAGAGCTTCAGATAATGCATTAAATGATTTGAAGTCTTCTTCAGATTTCTTTAGGCCTTTAACTGAAGCGGCAAATTGCTTGATGCTAGGCGCAGCACTTTTAAAGGCATCTTTAAGAGCCGTAAGCTGTACAAGTCCATCTTCAAGATAAGCCCATTCAATTTGTGCAAATTCAGACAGTCCTTTAGAGAGCTCAATGAGAGCCGAAGTATTTCCTTTAGAAGCTTTACCTAATCCAGTAATTGCACCAGCCGCTTTACTTAGTGCTCCGTCTGTTCCACCAAGCTTGGCAAATCTTTGAAGACCCTCTGAAGCATCTGATGCAAAGGTTCTCCAATTAATGCGCGCGAAGTTGGCAAGAGTATCGGCGATGCCTTTGAAAGCTTCTACGCCTTCTATTCCCTTAAGCTCGCCAGATGCAGCCTTAAGATCTGCGATAAGGGCCGCGATGTCTGTCGTCTTATATGCCATATTGGTTTATACTTTGTATTTACTATTTATGGCGTCGACCTCTTTCTTTTGCCTCTCGTTCTCTTTTTTGATGTGCTCCATCAGAAGGGCGACGTATATCTCCCTCTCCCACGGCAGCATCTCATTAAGTTCCGTGAGGCTGTATCCATGCCGCTGCGCCATCTCAAAGTTCACGGTGTAGTGATTGGCGAGCGTATCGTGAGAGAGGCCTAGACGAAAAAACTTTGCAGTCCTGCCAGAGTGATCTTATGCTTGACCTTACAAGTGGGGCACGTATATTCCAGATCTTTAGTCAGACGAGGCAAAGACTCAACGTAGGCTTGAATCTTTTGAAGATGTGGAGTCGAGAGCGAATCAACAAATGCCGAGAGTTCTTCGACCGTATGATCTTCCGCACGATATGTGCCATTCTCATCGAAGATTGATTCGATTGACGAGATGACTAGTGCCGTGACCTGTTCACTCTTTGACTTGCTTTCAACGCCCAGTCGACTGAGTGATCGAACCGTCATAGGTCGCAGAGTCATGCCAACTTTATCCGTGAGTTGAATTCGATTGGAAACACTCGCTCCAGTGGATGTAGGCTCAATCGATTCTAGTTCGATCTGTGCACTTACTGATCCAGCACATTCGGCATTCTGACACTTCAGAGTAACCGTAGAGATCTCGCCGACGGATTTAGAACGGAGCTTGAGAAAAATATATTCGAGATCTACGGTCGTGAGATCTTCTGGATTGAGCTTCTCAAAAGTACAGGCGCGAATGATGTCCTTGACGGCCGTGATCATCTGCTTCTCGTCTTCGGACTCCATCGCAAGCATCAGGATCTTTTCCTCTTTGACGAGGTAAGGACGATATTCAACGGACTTCTTGGTGGACGGAATGGTTACCGTGTATTTGGGTGTTTCAAGTATGGGTAGTGACATAGTGAATTTCAGTTGTTACGAAAGTTATTTATTAAGCCGCTAAACTGCCAGCTATAGTAGTCGATACCGTATTCTGTATGAGCTCGTAATCGTAATACGAAAACGTGACATTCAGCTTATGAATTGAATCGGTTGCTCCAGCGTCTAATTCAAGAGAATTCATAGCCGTAGGAAAAGCGTGATTCAACTTGACACCATAGACAAAATTGCCTTCCGTATCAAGTTGATAGATTCTTACGGTCGAAGAATATTGCTCGAGGTATCTTACGCGATATGAGAGAGGATCTACGGATCGATTGATCCAATTGTCAAATAGATTCTTAGGAAAGAAGTCATTGCCAATCAAGAATGTGCATGTAAGCGAGTCAAATGAATATCCACTCGGAATCTTGAACGAGTGACGTTGAGTACCTGCGTAGTCGACCGTCGTAATTGTACGTGTAGGAAGTGACGATGTCTGACATAGAATAGATAAATCTCTCGTATCTAGAGATCCAACTACGCCTGTAGGCAAAGTAAATTCAATAAGAAACTGAGTAGGCTTAGCCAAGCCTTTTCTTTTAGTAATTGCTCCCTTAAGATTATCGATTAAATTGCTGTCTGCCATGATTCTTATTTAGGCCGTTAGCAAACGAATGCCAAGATTCTTCAGTGTCTCTTCATGCCAGACTTGAAAGATCCATCCTTGAGCCTTGGCGTACTTATCCGCGGCTTCCCATTTGGATATGTTCTTGGCATAGGTCATCACCTCCGTGATGTACTTACGAGTCTTACGCTTAGGCTGCACTGGCGGAATGGTCTGACACTTAGGCTTGATCTCTATCAGATAAGTGTTGCCGTTGGCCATGCTTATCTTTAGATCTACGAAGTAGCGATGTACTCGTCCATCGGTTCGACACACATATGGAACCACGGTCTCTTCGGATACCCACTTCAGAACTTCAGGATTTGTATCAGCCCATTTGAATGTGACTCGTTCCCACAAACTTCGATGTACTATATTTGTTGGATCTCCTTCATATTTTGAAGGATTTATTGGAGTATATCTTCCTTTATAGAAACCGTTACTCATTTCATGGTTCTCCCTCTTTTCCATCCTATAGGAATTTCTTCTGTGCCTGGTATAAATCGATTATCTATTCCATTTGTTATGTGCATTCTTCCACGTACAATATTGCGAATGTTTTCTTTGTGTAAATCTGTTAAAGGTCGACCTTTTGCGGCTATACTAAGTTTTTCTTTCGTTTCATCAGTATGTTTATGTCCAGCTTTTAATCTCATCAACTGTTTAGATGCTTCGCTGTGACGTTTACCAATCATCGACTTTCTTCGTTTTTCATTACTTTCCTCTGAGTTTACTCGTCCTATTTGGCTTTCAGAAATTTTCTTACCAACTCTAGCTTTATATTCTGGATCTTTCCATACTTCTCTTACAGTTTCACCAATAGCTTTTCGCATTGATTCTGACATAGGCGTATGTTTATGCAACTCATTTAATACAATATCTCTCCATTCTTCTGGCTCATAAAGTTTAGAAGATGGCGGAGGATTTTCAATTAAGTTGATTCGCCACTGTTCTGTATTTGGAGGATAAATATGCATAGCTGCAATCCTGGTTTTAATGGTTAATTGTAGTGCCAGTGGAGACTCACGATCTCGCGACTGGCTTCTTTTCTATTTATATATTTCCACCGCTCATATAAATAGTTGTGAACGTATTTATGTCAAAACCCGCTAATCCTTTTATTGTCTTTCCGTCTGACTTACTAGAGCTCAGTGGTAGATTGGCCTTTCCTCAAATCGAGTTCACGGTTCAAGAAGATGCGTCTGGTGGCGGTGCATTCACTTCGATCTATCTTCCGATGCCTTCTGGTGTAAGTTTCAATGATGGTGGAGACTATGGCGAGATGGCACTCGGAGACATTGCGGCCGGTGGTGGAATGGATGCTCTAGCTAAACTCATGCAAGGCGATATGGGTGGAGCCGCTCGTTCGGCAGGTGGAGCTATTGGGCAACAATACAGTTCTCTCACTGGAGCTCGAGGTAAAGCAATCTTAGCGGCTACACTGCCTGGTGTTGATGAAGAAACGGCGATGTTTGCGCAAAAGAAGATTAAACCGCCGAATCAAAATACCACCTTTAAAGGAAATAACTTACGTAACTTTAGTTTTAACTTTAAGTTGATTGCCAATTCTGAACGAGACACAGAAGCCATTGCTCGCATTCAAACTACGTTTCGTCGTTACTCATATGCCGGATCTTCGGATGATGCTCCTAACGTCATCCTCGATTATCCGCCTCTATGGAAGATTCGCTTCCTCGAAGGAGATCGAGAGAACATATATCTTCCTAAAATCTTTGCGTGCTATCTTGAAAGCTTTCAATGCACGTTTAATGGAGAAGCTAATATGTTTCGATATGACGGCTCGCCTTTTTCTATAGATTGTCAGCTCTCATTCAAAGAAACTCGAGTGCTCACGAGGAATGACATCGATCTTCTTGCAATGGGAATGTCAGATCGAGGTATCAATCCAGATACCGGATTGGCCACATCGACGGCTCCTTCTGGAACGACTATTCCTATCAGACCATATGCTGGAATCTCAGATCGTTCAATGGGAGCATCGAAGAATAATGCCAATACTCCGTCACAGTTTGAATAACTATTCAACACAATAATACATGTCATTCTTTCGACAATTTCCACTGACAACGTACGACCTTCAGAAGACTGGTGCGCTTATGCGCATCACGGATCTTTTTCGTAATGTCACGGCTCCTCAAGTCAAGTTGGATCCGACCATCGCTTATACGGACTATCGCATTTTAAATGGTGCTCGACCTGATGTTGTATCTCAATCGCTTTATGGAGATCCGGATTATTATTGGACATTCTTTATCATCAATGATTCATTAAAGTCTGGTCACACAACCTGGCCGATGTCCGATGCTCAGATGGAAGCCTATCTGACTCAAGAGTATGATGGTTATTCTGTCATTCAGATGTCGGATATTGACGGTCATGCCATCACATTGAGTTCAACTGAATATGCTGCAACTACAGTAGCTACAAATGCTGGAGGCGATCTCGATTTTGCTTCTAATCCTCAATATATAATCAATCTTGCTTCATCCGCCTCTCGTCAAGTAATGAAGTATGATCCATATATGCAGCAGATATGGATTAATAATAGTGGATCATCTGATACATTCTTGTCGTCTATTCAATCGGCTGGAACATTTCGATTCTCATCATATGGTTCTGCACCATTCACTTTATCTACATTGACGATTGGTTCGAATGTCTATGATCAATTTTATCCGGTATCAAATACAAATGGTCAAAAGATTGCTTCTCCTGGAATCTTACCATATGTAACTCTTGGACGTAATGCGATTCATCACTATGTTTTTGCTCCTCAAATTGGCGATGTTGTATCACTTGGTTATAAAGTTGGCACCACTTTCTTTGGAATTAATGGTACGGTCACGGAAATGATTGTGGCTGATGCTAATGCATATGGAGGCATAAAGGTAGATCCGGGCAATGGCAACATACAGTATCATTACTTCACGGATCCTCAAGGGTTTTTATTGACGGCTCAGGATGTAAATAAGTCACTATCTTCTAATGTAGGTGATAACTTTTCTATTAGTCGATCAGATCGCATTATCGGCATCTCTTATTCGGATTGGGAAAACTATCTTAATGAGAAGAGGTCATCGATTCGAGTGGTGAATCCGACTTACATTCGTGCGTTCGTAAAACAATATCGAGACTTGCTAAATGCCTAATATACGTGGCAACATAAAGTCAAATACGGATAAGGCGCTTACGCCGTACGCGTACGCGCTCGACGCCATCATCTTGACCAATCATAAAGGAGAGCAGGCCGATATTCAAAACTTAGTCACGGACTTCAGCATCACGGAAAGCCTCTATACGGCCTCGATGATTGTGAAGCTCAACATCAAAGACTCGGCAAATTTTATTGAAGAGTATCAACTCATTGGTCAAGAGACGATTCAGATCAAGATGGGTCGACATGACTACACGGCACCAGATTGGACAAATGTAGATCTTACATTCTATGTCACGGAGTATCCTATATTTGCACGTGGTGAACAGGCAAATACACAGGCATATGCAATTGTCGGTGTGTCAAAGCAAGCATATGTGTCTCAATTTAAACGTCTCTCTCGAGCCGTCAATGATACGATATCAAAAGAGATCTCTCGCATTCTATCAAAAGATTTATTTGCCGACAATGTGAAGTATATTGAACCGACCATCGGCCGATTTAATGGAGTGCTTCCTCTCATGCATCCACTTAATTCGGCCTATTGGCTCCTTCGTCGAGCCTATGATCAGACCTCGCGTCCATTCTTTCTCTATGAGTCGATGATCGGAGGCATTCGCATGGAATCTCTTACAAGTCTGATTGACGAGAAGAAGAATCCAAACTATCGAACCTATCGTGATGCGAAACTATTTCATTCGACTCCAGGATCGGCGGCATATTTCAAAGAAAGCATCGAACGCATATTGGACATCTCTTCAGACTTTAAGCTATCAAAGGTTCTACCGACGATTGGTAATGGAGCATATGCTTCAAATAATGTATTCCTGGATCTATCGACTAAGTCCGTCACTCAGCAGCCATTTAGCTACAATTCACTAAATGTAAAGTCGACGACACTGAATAAGAACTCTGTCCTCTCAAATACCTTTGGTGTTCCATATGAGCAGGCAAGTGATATTCGAAATCTTTCTAAGACTTACGACGCATTTGTAGAATACATGCCGATCAATTCTTTGGCTTACTCTTCGGACGGATCGGCTAAGTCTTATCATGACTTAATGGTCGATCGCCTAGGCATATACAACTCCATAACGGAGACGTTTGACACAATCACTCATGAGCTAGTAGTGGCCGGTGACTTTAGCATGAGGCCTGGTCGTAAGATCACTCTTGAAATTCCTAAGGCTATCGATCTTAGACAGTTTGATTCAAAGATCATGAAAGGCAATTTCGATGACTACTTCGATCGCACGGTCTCTGGAAAATACTTAGTAGCTTCGGTCATTCATCAGTTCGATGTGGAGTATCATTGTCGCTTACGAATCAAGCGTGATTCGTTTACATATGATGTAAATAAGAGCTGATATGCTAACTACACATCATAAAGACGATTTTGCCAACTATGGTGGAGGATTCTACTGGTTTCATGGCGTCGTAGAAGATGTATCGGATCCTCTGAAGCTTGGCCGAGTCCGCGTTCGATGCGTCGGCTTTCATACGGATGATCGTGGCTTGCTCCCGACGTCTGGACTCCCTTGGGCGCTGTGCATGCTTCCAATTACGTCACCATCAATGGCCGGAGTTGGTCAGTCTGCGACTGGAATATTGCCTGGATCATGGGTCATTGGATTCTTTCGAGATGGTCCTTCGGCACAGGATCCTATCATTATGGGAACGATTGCCTCGAAGATCGCCGCTTTGCCAGATAAGACTAAGGGATTTTCGGATCCCTCTGGTACCAATCCATCTAAGGTAGGAGATGATATTCCAACTGAAGCTATCTCAGGCACAAAAGCAGCTAAGGCGACCTATAAGCAAACTCTCGATCTAAACTATATATCTCCAGCCTATCCAAACAATCAGGTCATCAAGACTCGTTCCGGTCACGTGATTGAATATGATGATACAACTAGTAAAGAACGTGTATCTTTGATGCATAAGACTGGGGCATTCATCGAGATTGATCCAAGCGGAAATATCAATGTGTGTGGCTCTACATTGAATGTGAATGGTGCGACGGTGAATGTGCGTGGTTCTTCATACATCAATTTAATCGCTCCTAAGATCTATCAAAATGTTAGAACAGGAACTACCGGCACTTTACCTGGATCAGCAACAACTACTATACCATTTTCTCCAAATTTGCCATCAACTGATTATACCGTAGTAGCAGCATCAGGTGATACAACAGGCAATCATCCTATGCCAGGCATTTCAAATAAGACGGTAAGTTCGTTTGATATGACTATTAGTTCTGGAGATGCAGGCATTTATCAGTGGATCGCTATTACTAATACAAACAATATTGGATGATAGCCATAAATAGATTCAATGAGTTTTTCGGACTTTAATCCACTGCGTCCTCGCACGGTCGCTGCAGTTCAGACCTATTCGGATCTGGACCTTCGAGATCCATTCATCAGTCCATATAGTAAAGATGTCGTGCCGGTAACGGACATCATGGCCGTGAAGAACTCAGTTCGTAATTTGGTACTGACGAACTTCTATGAGACACCATTCGATCCATTTCGTGGATCCAATACTCGAGGACTTCTATTTGAGAATGCCAATCCATATACGCAAATAGCAATAAATAAGGAGATTACACGAGTTCTCATTCAATATGAGCCGAGAGTTAATGTGACGTCTGTAGATGTTGTCGACAATTCCGATGTCAATGCATATCTGGTCACGATTAACTTTAATGTCATCGCACTAAATACACAGGCAGCACTCAATTTTTATCTCGAGAGATTACGATAATTTATGGCACAACCACTCTTAAACGTCACTGAACTTGACTTTGATCAGATCAAAGCAAATCTGCGGGCTTACTTCTTACGACAAGACTCGCCGATCAAAGACTGGAACTTTGATGGCTCTGGTCTCAACATGCTTCTCGACGTGTTGGCCTATAACACTCACTATAATGCCGTCTTGGCTCACTTGAATTTAAATGAGAGCTTCATCGATACGGCTCAGCTTCGCTCTTCGGTCATCTCTCAGGCTAAGCTCCTTGGCTATGTTCCTACTTCGATTAAAGCAGCTAAAGTTACCGTGACAGCAGCATTTAGTTCATCTGGAAGTCCTGTTGCAGGATCGAGCATAATCATTGCTGAAGGATCTAAATTTGTTGGCACTTCTCCAAATGGATCATTCACATTTGTAACTCAAGGAATTACAGCAGATGTAAATTACGCGACGACTTCCGGTGCATATGTTACTACGCTATCGTTAATTCAAGGCGTAAGTCGCTCTCAGACATATCAGGTCGATAATACTCTCGCAAATCAAAGATTTACGATCGATGATCCTTCAGCTGATATATCCACTATAAAGGTTAATGTCTTTGATAATCAAAACATGTCAAAGCCAACGCCTTATCTGCCAATTGATCAATATATTGCGGACAATGGTGGCGATATCGCAAATGTAACCGGTACAGCAGCGATATACTATTTGTCATTAAATAGTACTGGCACATATGAAGTTACCTTTGGTGATGGCATACTCGGCCAGGCTTTGAATAATCTGAATGTTGTTCAGCTTACATATATTTCAACTCAAGGGCCTTTAGCAAATGGCATATCTAACTTTACGTATGCGGATTCTACTTTGCAATCAAGTCCCGATACTATTAATACGGCAAATGTGACTGTAACGGCCGCTGCTTTTTCTGCTGGCGGCGCCGATCAAGAATCAATGGATTCGATTCGCATTAATGCGCCGGCCGCATTAATTGCTCAAAATCGTGCCGTCACGGCCAATGACTACATCTCATTGATTCAAAAGCAATATACTGCAATAACTTCGACAAATGTGTGGGGTGGCGAAGATGAAGTAACTTATGATCCGATCAATGCGGCTAAGTATGCTGGAAAGGTATTCATCTCGTATACGAGTAGTACGGCCGTGTCATCCGGAGATGTTATTGATTATCTTAAAAATTTTAAAGTGATGTCAATCACTCCTCAATATTATGCTCCGGACTATGTGAATCTTTATCTTAATGTCAATTCTAAATACAATCCAAATTTGACGACTAAGGGATCAAGTGAACTTGCAAATAATGCGGCATCCATTATTAATGCATATAATTCTTCTTCTCTGCAAAGCTTTACCGGAGTATTTCGTCACTCAAATCTTTTAAGGCAGATTGATACATCAGATCCTTCTATTCTAAATTCTGACATTCAAGTATCTTTTTATAAAAACTATTCAGTTAACGTATTATCGGGTATAAGTGATGCAGCGACGGTCGGTATTGCGGCTACTCCGAATGGAATGGTCAATACGTTTGGTAACACACTAAATGGCTCAGCTAATCAGGTCAATTCAATAGTCTCTTCCGATGGATTTACTATATCGCAAGTGCTCATGCCATCTCAGCAGCCGATTCTGGTGTATGGTACATATTCCAGTGGATCGCCAATCATAACTTTAGCATCAAGTCCTGGTACCGGTACGACGGCTACAAATACTTTGACTCATCCATATTTAGTCACCGGTGCGACCATACAGTCAAGTACGAGTGGAGGTTTTATGGCCGGTACGGCAAAGATCACATCGATCAATAATACCGGATCTTTTTCAACGATCACGGTAAATGCGAATTCTACTTTGGCTTGGTTGACAGCCAGCACAAATTCAATAACCATTACTCCTCCAGCTGGCGTATATTATCTTAGAGATGGTGTCGATCCATCATCTTCTTCTACACGCCGCCTATTCATGTCGACATATTCATCTGCCGTGATTGCATCT